TTTTCACGCCCCTCCTCCAGGATCCGCACCCTGCGGGTCAGCGCTTTCGTGACCGCCTCCAGCGCCTCGACGCGCCGGTCCGAGGTCTTGTCAGCCCTCGCGAACAACCACCCCACCCATGAGGCGACGCCGGCCAGGGCGGCGCCAATCAGCTCCGCCGGGAGCGGAGGAAAAGAAATCTCATGCATGGGGCAAGTGTCCCACCCCGACGGAGTCGCGACGCTCACGCCAACGGGGCGTACATCATCGGGCAGACGCGCTTCCCGCCGCCATTCGCCACAACATTCGTGATCACGGTCTTGTTCGGCCATACCTCAACCGTGGACCCGTCCGACGTGCCGTCGGTCTTCAGCAGCGGGTAGCAGACACGCTGAGGCTTCCGGTCGCCGAGGACGGCCGCCGGGACCACAGCCAGCCGCTTCTGCCCGACCGTGGGGACCGTCACCGTCCCCCACTCCGAGCGGGGGCCGACGCAAAGGGCGTTTCCGTCCAGGGCGGCGATGAACGTGTCACCGGGCGTGGCATCGCCCGGGAACGTCACCCACTGGGGCGGCGCCGGGGCGCCGCCACCCCCGGCCGCCGGCGAAGCGCCCGCACGCCCCAGCACGGGCATCGCAGCGACGACCTCGTTCCACGCCTTCATCGCCTCGGGATGGGTGGCGCGCACGTCATACCCGTTGTAGTCCCCGACATTCCACAGGCCCAGGCCCGCCAGGCCGGACGCGGCAATGCACGGCACCAACGCCCGGAACTTCGCCGCCCTAGCGGCGTCCGACGTGTTGTCGGAGTTGAAACCGCACTCCTCCATGAGCGCGATCTTGCCCGCGGACTGGGCGACATCCACGAACTTGGAAATGCCGGGCTTCAGCGTCGCCGGCTCGTCATACCCGTGGAACGTCAGCGCATCCACCCACGGCGCGGCGGCGAGCCGGTCCACCGCGTCACCATACGCGCCCCGGTCCGCGCCGTCGGCGTTCAGGTGGTTGAACCCGCCGGCAGTGATCGGTCCGTCATAGTCCAACTTCCGGACCGCGATCGCCTGCTGCCGGATCGCCCGCAGATACTGGTCCGGGGACTTCGCCTGCTGGATCGGATTGTTGTCGCCCCACAGAATGTCAGGCTCCCCCGACAAGGCCACGGCGGCCACCTCGGGGGCGTGCGCGTAGTCGTAGTCGGCCCCCGGGAACTGACGGCCGAGGATCTGCGCCATCGGCGTCAACCACGCCGGCCACTCCAAGAAGTACGGGTTCACCTTCTCCTTGATCAGGAGGTTCCTGTAGTAGGAGAAGTCGATAACGATACGGAAGCCGGCGTCCACGGCGGCGCGCACCTTGTTGTCCATCTCCCCGAGCTTGTCGCCGCCGTTGCTAACCGCCTGGACGGTCGAGTCCTCGAACACGTTCGTCAGCCGCATGTGCGTGCCGCCCAGCGCGGCGGCCTGCTGCGCCCACCTGGCGCCGTCCGGCGCCCCGTACGCGGAAATCTGCACACTGCCCCGCAGCGCCTCAGTGCGCGCGCGGCGACTCTCCGATGGTTCCAGTGTGGCCATGACCCCTCCAAGTAGCAACGAAACCTGCCCCCCCCGATTGTTTCACAGGCGGGGCGGGTAACGGACCGGCTGTCAGTCGGTGGCGCCGAGCGAGAACACGCGGAACCTCGTCCCCGGGTAGACACCGCCGTCGAAATGCCAGTACGGGTCCGTGCCGTACGACCCGGTCGTCGTGTACGCGGCCGTGTGCGTGCCCGCGTCGGCCTCCATCTTCCAGGACAGGTGATGCGTCATGAAAGTCCGGTTGTACTGCAGCTCAGTCTGCCATTGGTTGATGTTGTCCAGCAGGAAGCCGAAGTAGTAGGACCCGGAGGCCTTGTTCTTCTCGTCCTCCGAGTTGAAGTCGGAGTGGACGATCGACACGCACACGTCCAAGCTGAACTCGAGGAGGCTGCGGACAGGCAGCTGGAACGTCGACTGCCCCCACCGGCGCGTCGTATGGTCCGACGTCGGCCGGCCGCGACCATCCGACTTATCCCACTGGTCGACAAGCACACCCGAGTAGCCCGACACGGGCACAATGTTGTAGTCGGCGCCGGTCTTGGAACCGTTCGCCGAGTACAGGACCCCGCCGATCAGGAACATCGCCGGCGTCGCGGACGTCACTACACCGGCCGGCGCCTGCGCGAGACGGGCCCGCGCCTCCTGCATCGACGCGACACGAACGAACGTCCCAACGGAGTCACTGAACCGGCCCCACGCGCCGAGGAGGTCCGAGTACGCGGTCGGGACGACCGCGCCATCCCATCTAGTGTCAGCCATCCTTCTGTCCTTTCAGTTCGAAATGTACATCGCCGACAGGCGGAAGTGCTTGAAGATCAAGTTCCCCAAGGCGCCATCGTCAGCCTGGGGAGACTTGATCATGAACTGCCAGTGCAGCTCGTTCGATGTCCGCAGCTGCATCATCCCCGCCGTCGACACGGGGATCTCCGTCGCGCCGGGCTCGACCACCACCGTAGCGCCGATCGCAGTCTTCCAGTTGGACGAAGGCGAAATCTGAAGCCGGGCGGACACCCACTTCGACGCATACGTGTTATCGACGTACGCGGTAGCCGCCACCCAATACAGCCCCCAGTAGTAGGCGTGAGGGACACCCTGATCGTCAGTCCAGAAATCCTGCGCGTCGATCTCGAACCACGTTCGCGGATTGTTCAACTTCCCGGGCCACCACCGCCAGTTGTCTCCCTTCCACGACAGGTGGCGAATCTGGTTGGAGGTGCCGATGAAATGAGGGGGCATCACCATCGTTCGCAGCGGCTTCTGATACTCCAGGGACTCCGACTGCGAGGCGTACATCCCACCGACCGCCATAGTCAGATTGTTGGAGAGGTTGCTGTCCACGTCGACGCGGCGGAGCGCGAGCGTTCCGTTCCGCATATTCACCGCGGTCGTATCGAAGGAAGTCCGGTAGGACAGCTTCATGTTCTCGATGACGATGTTCGTCGGGGAATACAAGGGGAAAATGCGCAGGAAGTACTCCCGGCCTCCCCCACGCTCGGCGGGCCACTGCCCGAGGTTGATGTGCTGGTAGCCCTGGAGAGACCTGTCTTTGGCCTTGAAGCGCCCGTCGCGCAACAGGTTGAACTGCAGCTCCGTCCCCCCTTCGGCTTCACCGGCATCGTTAACGTGGTAGGCCCTGAACGACAACACAGGGTCGAACACGTTGCCGGCAGGCAGAGTGAAGTTGATCTCCCAGCATGCGTTGTAGCTGAAGTCCCACGAGGAACGGTACTGCCCCCGAGCCTCCCGCGGCTTCGCAGACGTAATCGTGCACTTCCCCTCACCGTCCGAGTCGCCGTACTGGTTCGTCCACAGCAGCGACAGGTCAACCCACTGATCCACCCACTCCGCCGTCTCACCGTCCGACGCCTTCCAGGACGGCTTCCGCTTATTGACGGACTCCGCGGACTCCAAGAAAGTACTCAGGGAGGCGCCAATGACCTGCGACCCCCAGATCCGGTTACCCTTCAAGTCGCCGACAACCGCCTCGCCGGTGATGGTCGCCTTGCCGGCGGTCAGCATCTCCGTGGTCACAGACCCAAAAGCCGACACTTTCGCCCACAGTTCTTTGCTCGCGTAGATCGCGTCGGATGTCACGCTGCCCGGGGCGAGCATGGTCGCGCCGACCTTCTGACACAGAACAATCGCAGCGACCTCAGCCTTCGTCCCCTTTCCGGCGCACACCTGGCAGACGCCGCCAGCTACCGAGGACGCCGGCGACCAATCGACATCCTCCGTATGCCACCCATCATCTTTATGCGGGAACGCCGGAAGGGCCGTGCCACCGGCCTTCAGCTGCAGGCCGCCGGCGGACCCCCGCAGGTACCGGTACGTAAGCCGCAGCACCCACACCTTCCCCGCGGGAATCTTGAACGATTGGTTCAGCTGCGCCTCCGACGCGGCGCCGCCGACCAGCCTAGCCCCAGTCGACCGGCCACCAGGAGCGCCCTCAACGTCCGACACGAACGCCACAGATCCGCCGGCCGGAGCGACAGGCGACCACGCCCCCGACGGAGACCCCGTGAACCCAGGGTCGCGCAGCATGTTCTCCGGGTCGACCGTCACGGAATTCGCGGACAGCTTCCCGATGAACGCCTCATCCGACGCGAGCTGATCGATCACAGCCCGGGGGATCTTCGCGCCGCCCGTAACCATGAGCTTACTGACCGACAGGCCGCCGATCTTCGCGTCCGTGATGGCCGCGTCGGCGATCTGCGCGGACCCGATCGCCGCGTTCCCGATCTTCGCGGACGTAATCGTCGCATCCTTAATGACGGAACCATCGACCGGCATGAGGGACCACTTCGCACCATCCCACGTGTACTGGGACGTAAGGACGCCCTGCCCGTTCTGCACGAACCACACGGCACCTTTCGGCTTCCCCTGCCCGTCAGCCGAGACCGGCGCAGACGGCGACACCGTCACCTGGCCGGCCAGCGTGGACGCCTTGCTCGAGGCCGCATCCGCGGCCTGGCGGGCACCCAACGCGTCAGCGGTCGCCTTCGATGCGGCGTCCTTCGCAGCCACCGCGTCCTTCGTGGCTTGATCCGCCTTCGACTTCGCCGCCGCCAGGTCCGCGGAGTTCGCAGACACGGTAGCCTGCAGCGACTTGTAGGACGCCCGCGCTGCGGCCGCGTCCGACTCGGCCTTCTTGGCTGCGGCATCAGCGGACTCCGCCGTTGACTTCACCGCCGCCGCGTTCGCATCCGCCTTCTCCGCCAAGGTCTGCGCCTTCGCGGCCTTCTGGGCGGCATCAGACACAGATGCCTGCGCCTGCTGGGCGGCCGCCTGCGCCTGCTGGGCGAGAGTTTTAGCGGCGTCAGCGGCCTGCTTCGCCTCGGTAGCCGCCGCCAGCGCGGCAGCATTGTCGCCGGATTTCTTCACCGCGTCCAGGGCCGCCTGCGCTTTGTTCTGCGCGTCCGCCGCTTTGGAGTCGGCGCCCGCGACCGCGACCTTCGCGTCGTCGGCGGCCTTCTGGGCGGCGGTGATCCTGCCGTCCAGGCCGGACACCCGCCCCTCCACCGTTGTCGCTTCCCGCATGGCGGCATCCGCTGCGGTCTTCGCGTCCAAGGCGGCCTTCTGGGCGGCGGCGGCGTCCCTTGCGGCCACGTCCGCGCGCCCCTTGATCTCCTCCGCGGCCTTCTGCGCCTTCGCGGCGTCGGACATGGCGCCGGCGATCTCCCGGCCGGCCGGGCCGAGACGCTCCACCTGGGTCCGTTCATCACCAGGCTCATCCTGGCCGTCACTGATCGACAAGAGCGTCCCATCGGAGTGCATCTTGACAGTAACCATCGCCCCCTTCCACGTGTACAGGCCGGGCGTCTCCCCAGTCACGTACGTGTCAGGCTCGTTGTACGGCATGCCCACGCGAACCCACCCCGCGGGCAGCGTCGGGTCCGTGTCCGGGGTGTCAACAACCTGCCCCTTCACCCACCGGGTGATGGAGTCGGAGGCGGCGTGGCTCTTCCGGGCGTCCTGCATGTCCAGGAACAGCGACCCGGCCGAACTGTAGTCAGATGCGGTCATGCACCACAGTGTACCGTCACCAGCTGCGCAGCTCCGCTCCGGTCAGCGTCATCGGCTGCGACGGGTCCATCAGGTCCAGAGAGAAGGACGTCACGGACACGACGCACCACTTCCCCTGCCTGTACTCCACGGCGATAACGTCACCAACCTCGATGCGCGGGTCGGCGACCAACTGGATGCGCCACGACTTCGCCCGGTCCATGCCGAACTTCGCCCACCGATTCGCCTCCTCGACCACCTTGTCCCACGACTTCTGCGACGACAAATCCGTGGTCTTCGACACCCATCCGTACCAGGACGGATGGTAGTAGCCGTACGCCTGATTCATCTTCACGTAGAAGTTGAAGTCGTAGTCCGACTTCCAACCGTTCTCCGTGCGCGTCCAGTGAGGGTTCAGCTGCCGGGACCACGACCAGCGGGCAGCGTCCTTCTGGTACGTGGGGGTGGCGTTCTCCGCCCACACGCGCTCCTTGTGCAGGTAGAGGTTGTCGATCGCCATCTCCACCTCGGACTTGTTCTTCTCGTCGTCCTTCACAGCGGACTCGTACGAGTCGCCCTTGTGGACGGTGTACTGGCGGGACCCGTCCCCCTTCGCTACGACGGAGTACCAGTTCGGGATGCGCCCCGACGGCGACTGGACAGGGGCAGCCCCGATCACCATATGGGAGTCCTGCGAGTACGTCTCCGCAGGAGCGGACGAGGGCGTCGGCAGCGGATACGCCTCGATCTCCCCCCTGTACGACATGCGCAGCCCGCACCCCGCCTCTTTCGCGATCATCGACATCGACACGAGCAGGTCGGTAGGAAGCTGCAGGTAGGAGCTGATCTGATAGTCGCGTCGCGAGTCCGGGACACGGATCGCCGTCATGCCCTGGTTCGGGTTCAGACGATTCATCTCCGTGATCAGCGTGCCCCCCGGGTGCGGGGAGTGCGGCCACGAGAGGGGGTTCTCCTCCAGGTCGAGCAGCAGGTCCTTACCCTGCACAGGGGTCGACTCCGGCGACTGCGACGTCTCCGTGACACGGAACCTCCCGAACGGGATCTCATACCTGCCGCCGTGCTCGAACTCGCAGATCACGGACGGGCACATCATCTGCCCGTAGTTGGAATAGAAATCCCCTTCGTGTCGCGGGGCGTAGTCGTCGGGGGCGCCCACGCGCAGGGAGGCCGGCGCGGTAGCGGACGTGCCATCCACTTTCAGCTCCCCCCAATCCAAGGAGCAAGACGTCATCGGGATGTCCTTGAACAGGCGGGGCCCGTATCGGATGTCCATCCGTGCGGACCAGCGGCCCGCGTCATTCATCTCCGGGATGCTCGGGCCGGGCCTCACTTCCGATCCTCCTGCCCCGCGAGCAGCACGCACACGTCGTGGTAGGTGCGCGTCTGCAATGTGGATGAGGTTTGGGCGTCCATGTCCGCCATTGTCAACTCCCCGAACTCCGTCAACGGCACGTCCACGCCGTCGAGCAGGATGTACGGGGCGATCCACGGCTTCCCGTCGGGGACGGTGACATCATCCTGAATGAGCACCCACCCATTGTCGTCCGGGAGGGACTTCGTAACACTGGCCGCGTCATACACGAAGGCCCTGCTCTTCGATGCGTCGCCGTACCCGTCCGAGCACCACAAGCCCACACTGACGTTCGACAGCCCGTACTTGTCCTGGGTGATCCTGCGGGCGTACACGGACAGGTGGATGCGGTGCCCCGGCTGCGACTGACGGAAGCTTCGCGTCCCCGCAGTCGGAGTCACGTTGCGGACGCCGCCGCCGCGTGTCGGCTTCCCATGCGGGGACCAGTTCTCGGACCGGTCACCGCCGATCGCCTTGTCGTCCTCCGGACGGTCGGGGCCGCCCCACAGGTACGTGAGGCGCTGCTGAACCTTGCCGTCGTGGACGTCCCGCTCGAACTGCATCCACTCCCCCCAGGTCACGCACGGGGAGAACGTCCCCAGGCTCACGCCCGCCTTCGCATAGGTGGCGCCATATGTCCACCCAGCATGCTCTGCGTCCGTGTAGATCTTCCGCTTCGACCGTTCCGTCACGGACAGCTGCCACTCCACGGTGCCGCGGGCGCGCGCCTCGGTCTGCTCGCCGGTGGCTTTCGACACGGCGACCACGCGGATCGGCTCGATCGTGCACCCGGGGATCCGGCACCTCTCCGTGTCATGGGCGACGATCAGATAGCCGGCCATCTCCACGAGGTCGCGAAGCGTCTGGAAGTCGCCCAGGGTTTTTGTGCGGCACTCGATCGTCGTGGCCCGCGGCGAAGGGATCGCGTTCCACCTGTCCACCACGCCGGTCGAAGCGGTGACCGTGGACAGGCCGCCCTCGTACGTGTACGACGTGGACGGCATCAAGTCGACTCGGGCGCGCACATGCCCCGACCAATCGGAGATGATGTCCGACCCCGTAGACCGGCGGGTGAACGTCACCGGGGGCAGGCCGGCCTGCGTGTACGTGGTCGGAATGCCGATCGGGGCGAGCGGGTCGGACACAGCGGACCGGTCCTGCGGATGCCAGATCAGCACCCGGTCATTGTCGGACGTGACGTACACGGGATAGGAGGCGTACCCCTCCGGCGACGGCTCCGGGACGATACTCAGAAGCCCCGTATGCTCCGCCGTGAACCCGGCCATCCACTGGTCTGCCATGTCATCTCCTGCTCATGCGGTAGGCGGTCACCACACGCTGGTCGGCGACAGTTCTCATTCTAGACGTCAGCGTGGTCTGCCCGTCGATAGTCAGCTCCAGGTTCATGCCATCCATCGCGCGGCGGAGCGTCTTCACGGAAATGCCGCCGGCAGCCCCCATGGACGGTGAGACAGCACCGGCGGCGCCGCCGTCAGCGAAACGAGTCGCCTCCATGTACCGCTTGATGTCGCCGTCGCGGATCAGCTTCCTCAGCCGGTACACGGCGTCCTGCCCGCCCGCGGCCGCCACCTCGGCGGCCGTGAGGACGTGCTCACCGTCGGAAAGCCAAGCGGGGATCCAGTCGTCCTTCGGGCCGCCCGGCCCATGGACGGCGCCCGCGTTCGCATACCCCTTGATCGGGGTGATCGGGCCGCCCTCCGCACGCAGCCAGGAACCCTTCGGCATGTGGTCGCCGACCCAGTGGCCGACAGACGTGAAGATCTGCTTAATCCGCGTAGTAATACTGATCTCTTTGTCGTGCAACTGGTCGACATTGTATTTGACCGTGCGCACCTTCCCGGACGCCTGGTCATTACCCGTTATCGTCACGGTACCCGTGGTCTCGTCGATCTCCGTGTGGATACTGTCCTTCTCCCACCTGGCACCAGTCGCGTCGCCCAGAATAGACACGGTGCCGTCACTGTTGTCGATAGTCTGGACAGTCTCCTGCAAGCCCGACAAGCCCTTGTCATTGTCCGCGTCAATGTCGATGACGCCGGTCGTGCCGTTCACAGAGTCCGCAGTCACGGTCAGCGTGTAGTCCGCCTGCGAAGCATCACCGGAAATACTGATCGTCCCCGTCATCCCGTTGATCTCGGCGGTAGCCCCATCGGCGGCCTCGGTCGCCTGGCTGGTGTCGGCCGTGACCTCCGTGTTGATCTTGTCGGGGATCAGCCCGTACTTGTCGGCGAGCTCAACCGCCTCATCCTCCGTGAGTCCCATGGATTCCGCCGCCGAGATGAAAGCCTCCCTCCCGGTCTCCATCTTGGACTGCAGTTCGTCCTGCCCCGCACCGGCCGCCTGCGCAGCCTGAACCTGCGCGAACGTCGCAGAGGCCAGATCATTCAGAGCGGATTGGTTCTTCCGTCCCTTCTCCGTAGTGATATCCAATGTGGCGCCGTTCTCCTTGACGGCGTCATTCACGTTCTTCAGCGCCTCCTGGAACTTAATGTCTGCATTGGAGTTCGCGATCACCGTGTCACCGTAGGTTTTGATCCCTTTGACGACTTCCTCGATCGAGGGCACGATCTGGTCGGTGCCCTCCTTTGCTTTGCGGATCGCGGCGTCCAGCTGGGACGTGCCACCGGCGGCCGCCTGGGCGTTCGGGTCAATTTGGCCGAGCGCGATCGCAAGTCGCGTGTTGTCGTCCGCGGTCAACCCCATCTGCTTTGCAACCTCGTTGAGGTGGGACTTGAAGTCCGGCATTGAATTGATCAGGTCGATCATGCTCTTGTTGGTGCCGTTCGTCATCTCGGACGACAGTTTCTTGAACTGCGCCACGGCGTCGTCCGTGGACATGCCGGACAGCGCCTTCCCGGTCGTCTCCAGGGCGTCCTTCGTGCGCTGCAGGTCGGAGCGGGTGTCCGCCCCGAAAGCGCCGGCGACACCGTCCGCGAAGGACGCCAAGTGCTGCTGCACGGAAGACCACACGGACGGACGGGAGATGTCCGCCAGGGCCTGCGAGTACTCCTGCAAAGAGTACTTGCCCTTGTCGAAGTCCAGGTTGTTCATGACTGACCCGCCGTGGGCGAGCGCCGTGGACATCTCATCTACGGACACGCCGGTGCGGCGCACCTCGTCGCCGTAGTGCTTCACTCCTTCGATCAGAGCGGCGGTGATCATCATGCGCCCAGCCCGGCCGAAGCTGGTCATGCCGGTGGCGACTTCGCCGAGCTTGCCCTTCAGTCCGGCAGCCGTCCAGTTCAAGGTGTTCATGGCGTCCTTGATCTCGACGATCTTCGGAGCCATCACCATTAGCCCGCCGACCGCGGTCAGGGCGGCGCCCCCGAATGCGGCGAAGTTCATGATCATGGACTGGGTGCCGCTGCCGAGCTCCCCTAGCTTGTCCACCAGGGATGTGATGTGCTGCACGACGGACCTGACCGGCGCCTGAGAAGAAGAGCCGATCTTGATCATGGCGGTCTCCCAGGAACCGCCGAGCTTTTCGATGTCGCCTTTCAGGTTGTCTTGCTTCAGCCGAGCGGTCTCGGCGGCATACCCGGCATCGTTGACCTTGTCGATCCACCCCTGGATCCCCTCGCCGCCCTCGTTGTAGAGGACGTTCGCAGCGCGGATAGCGTCCGACCCGAAGATGGTCGACATCGCGGTGTTACGCTCTTCCTCCCCCAGGTCTTTCATCCCGTTGCGCAGCTGCTCCGCGACAGCGGTGATGCCAATGAAATGGCCTTGCGCGTCGTAAATGTGGATACCAAGGTCGTCCATCGCGTTCTTCGCGCCCTTGGAGGGGTTTTCCAAGCGCTGGAGCATGGTCTTGAAGGACGTGCCCGCGTCCTGGCCAATCAAGCCGGCGGACGCGAAAGCGGCGATAGAACCGGTCGTCTCCTCGATGCTAAGCCCCGCCTGCGAGGCGACCAAGCCGGACTGCTTCAAGGCGTACGCCATATCATGCACGCCGCCCTGCGCCTTACCCGCACCGGCGGCCAGCAGGTCAGCGACATGGGTCACCTTGTCGCCGGACAGGTTGAACTGGACCATTGCCGTCGCCGCGGTCTCCGCCGCCTCGGAAACGCTGATCTCTCCAGCCGCCGCGAGATCAAGGGCACCAGAAAGACCGCCCGCGAGGATGTCCTTAGTGGAAACACCGGCCTTAGCCAGCTCCTCAATACCGGAGGCGGCCTCAGTCGCAGAGAAAGCAGTGTCGGCGCCGGCCTGGATCGCCGCCTCCCGCAGCTGCGCCATCTCCTCCGACGAGGAATGAGTGGCGGCCTGCACGGACGACATGGACGCGTCGAAATTGGCGGCCATCGTGCCGGCCATCCCCGCCAGGCCGAGCAGGCCCGCGCCCGCGCCGGCCACGGTCGTGCCGAGCGTCGTCCACGCAGCCCCGTTCTGACGGGCCGAATCCGCAAGCCCGGCAAGGCCGGTCCTACCTTTGTCGGAGGCGTTCCCCATCTGGTCGCCGGCGCCCTGCGCGGCCTGCCCGGCACCCTGCATCGCGTCGGCGGCGGACTTGGTGGCCGCAGACGCTTCGGACATGCCGGCTTTCACGCCCGACGCATCCGCCGTCAGTTTCACTACAACTGTACGATCCGCCACCACGGCCCCTTCCGACGTTGACCAGCCTCCAGTTTACCTAGCCCTCATCGCGCGTGTCCGCGACATAGACGAGCGCCCCTTTCTTCGGCGGGTCGATCAGCTCGCCGTCGCGGTTCCGTTCCGCGTGCTCAGCCTCCCACTGCTCCCGGGCCGCCTTCGCGTAGCACACCTCCTGGCGGACCTCGAACCACCCATCCATCATCTCGTCCCACGCCAGGTCGCGCGGATAGCCGCACCCGCACGGACACAGCGAGTCCTCAACCATGGAGTACGCCTCAGCGAGAACATAGTCCTGCGGCACCCAATCCGACGACTCCCGCAGAATGCCGGTGGGCGGCCGCCCCCATTGCAGGGCGTGCTTCACGCGCGCCCGCAGCCACTGTCCTGTCGGGGCGCTCAGGACTTCGACGAGAAAGGGGCGGTAATGGTGGGGCTCTCCGTGTCGACCATTCGCACGACACGGGACAGCTTCTCCACCTGCTGCGGGGACGCCTGGTACAGGCCGGCGATATCCTCGCCGGTCACGCCGGTCGGCTCCACAATGTGAGCGGCGAGGAAGGCGCACTCCATCTCGTGGGTGACCGGGTCGTCCTTCGTCTTGTGGCCGAGGCGCTCCATGAGCTCCTTCTGGGCGTACACGGACATGGTCTGCACGACGAACTCGACACCCGACGCCTTCAGGGTCTCAAGCGTCTTCTGCGCCTCGGCGAGGAGCTTCCTTTTCTGCTCGTCGGTCAGTCCGGGCAGGCGGGCCTCCTCATCGAGGCGGTCGATCACGGCGAGCAGGTCCGTGCGCCCGTACAGCACGCAGGCTTTCCGGGTCGGCTGGAACCCGGCCATCCACTGGGCGAAGTCGAACTTCTCAGGCTCGGCCGCGTCGCCAGTGCGGTCCTCGGCGGTCACCTCGGTGATCTGCGACGTGTCAGTCATGATGGCCCTCTCGGTGGCGGTCAAGCGGTGCGGCGGAGAATAGAAGGGACCCGACTGGGAGAGACCGCCAACACACCCAGCCGGGCCCCCGCAAGGGAAAGCCTATCAGGCTCCCACCGTGTAGGACTTCCCAGCGGAGGAGCCCTTACTGTTGGTGACGATGAAGTTACCGGTCTGGACGCCGCCAGGCAGCACCGCGGTGATCATCGTGGACGACACGACACGGTACGAGGCGACCGGGGCGGTCCGGCCGGAAACCGTGCAGGTCACGCCAGTGACCCCGACGAAGTTAGTACCGGAGATAGCGACCACGTCGCCGGCCTTCTTGCCAGCGGGGTCGATCGAAGTGATCGTCGGAGCCGCCACCGCGACACCACCACCGAGAACGATCTCGTTCTCGCGAGCGTCACTGATGAACAGGGTGACCGTGCGCTTCGTGTACGACGTCCTGTCATCGGGCTTCTGCGGCTGGCCGTTGGCGACACGGTACCAGTCGACGTGGTCGCCGTCAGAGAACGGGACCTCCGGCTTCTTGCCCTCGCGCTCGTACAGGTCGTACTCAAGGCCAGTGCGCTTCAGCAGGTCCCATGCCTTCGAGTCGTCAGAAACGACGTAGTTGCCGTCGTCGTCGAAGAACTGGTAGACGGAAACGTTGCCCTCGTACTCGGCGGGGCCGGGCACGGTCCCCTTACCGGCAGCACCGAGAACGGGCTCCTCAACGCTGGTGCTGCCCTTCGAGCCGAGCTTGTAGTCCGACTTCATGACCTGCATCTCCAAGTGCAGGCCGGCGTTCAGCTCAGCGGCGGTCGGGTTCTTCGGGTCAGCGGCCCGCTTGTCGTCAGCCAGCGCCACAAGGGTGATACGCCCATCACCGAGCGTACGGATGCTGGTAGCCATTTGCTCTCCTATCCATGCCGCCGCCGCGGTGACGGCGTACCAGTAGATGTTGTCAGTGTATCTCAGCGGAACCGGTTGACTGCCCGGATCCGCCACATGTCCACCGCGTACATGGGGTGCTTCTTCTCCGGGAGGGTCACCTGGTTGTCACGGAGCATGGCGGAGCAGTACTCCAAAACGAGAGGCTCGCAGTGCTGCCTGCCGGCCTGCAGCTCGTAGCCCTCCAGGGCGGCGCGCACATCATCCAGGACCGTGAGGAGCCGGTCCGCCGTGGACGCGACCGTCGTAACGGGCTGCAGGAAACTGATCTCCGACACGGCATTGTCGAGGGTGGGCGCGTCCCCCAGGTTCGCCTTCGGGAAGCCGACCAGGGCGTACGGCATCGGCGGGTTATCGATGGTGACCTCACCGAGGTACACCGAGTACTTGCAGCGCTCCCGCAGGGCCCGCTCCACGGCCTTCACGAACGGGGACAGCTTGATCATGACAGCTTCCTCACGATCTCGTTCATGGTGTCGCCGATCTCGTTGACGACAGAGTCGTCCATGTAGTCGGCCGGGTGCGGCAGGCCGCCGCCACCGCGAGAGGTCCCCCAAATCGCAATGTTCGCGAGGGCGCCGCGCGGCTTCGACGGCCCGAACTGAGCCTCCACCACGGCGCCACTACCTTTCGTGTCGTAGGAGAACTCCTGGCCAACCTTCGCGATCCCCTTGTCGGGGAACGCCGCATAGTCTTTGCGGGCGCGTTCCTTCGCCGTGTCCAATGCGTTCCGGACGGACACTTTGACAGCTTCAGTGGCTTCGCCGGCGGATATGAAGTCGGCCGCCAGGGCCGTCAGCTGCGACGCATCAACCTGACTGCCGCTCATGCCGTCACCGCGTCCACGAGGAGACGCTGCGCGGTCGCGTGCGTCAGGTTGATCAGGCCGCGCACACGGAACCCGTATCGATAGCCGGTCACCGTAGCAACGTCGTCCACGCGAGCGTCGTAGGAGCCGTACGGGATGTGCAGCTCAGTCTGCTGCACCGTGTACGTGTGACCTCCGACCGTCTGCGACGCCCCGTACATGGTGGCCTGCTTCAGTCGGCACTTCCCCTCGTACACGCGTTCCAGGGTCGGCTCGTCGCGTTTCGTGTCAGGGTTCCAGTTCATGGACCCGGTCGGCCGGTCAATGACACACGTGTCCACCATGAGCCAGTCCGCCCTGCGTCGGCGGGTGCGGAGCGCACTCATGGTCGCTCCCATTCCGCGAACGTGTACGGCGCGGAGTTCAGCGCGGCGGGCGGCCACACCTCCCGCGTGGTGCGGAGGATCCCCACCCCGGACGGCCCGGACGGGGCATAAGCGAGCAGGGCGCGGCGTTCCGTCGCCGTTAGGAACAGGCCTGCCTCGTCGACTTTTTTACCGGTTCCCATCCAATCGTCGAGGCGCTCCCCCGTCCAACCTTCAGGGTTGTCGTACGCGCGAGCGGCGCATGACAGCACGATTTCCTGAACGCCGGGCGGAACGGTCTCGACAGTCCACGGGTCTCGGATCCTGTCGGCCTCCTCGTTCACGAGGGAGGAGGCGCGGCGGAGCAGCCACCCCGCCCGCTTCTTGTCGGCGTCGCCAGCTATAGGCTCGCCGAGCCAGCCGGCGAGATCCTCCACAGAAGCGAGCGGGGCAGCAACCATCGCGCGATCCGATCAGCTCAGGCCGGCCGCAGTGGCGCGGCGCTCATCCAGGACAGCGGCCCCGAAGTAGGCGTCCACGACGGAGCGGTCCTCAGCGTACGTCGGGTCGTAGTCGCAGATGTGGCGCAGGGCGAAACCGTCCTGGGCAACGCTGTCACCGAAAGTAGCGCCAGCCGGAACGTCAGCAGCACGGACGGCCAGGGCGAACGCGTTCTTCTCGTAGAACACGGAGAACGCCTCAGGGAGGGCGGGCTCCTCGACGACAGTGAACCCACCGACCTTCGCGATGGTGGCATCACGCAGCAGGCCGCCGTTGTCAGCCGAGAACGACACGTTCAGAAGGTCCTTGTTCTTGCGGAACACCTCGGCGACGCCAGGGCCGACAGCAAGGGTCCGATTGATGAACGGCACCTTGTTCTTGTTGAGGATCCGGTTGGCGCGGGCGACGACCTCAAGGAGGTTGGAGCCGTCGGCCTTGAACTTCAGGGCCTTCGCGTCGGTGTAGGCGACGCCAGTGGAGTTCGGGTCAGCAGCCTGCGAGGCCCGGGCGGTCGCCATGACCGCGCCGAGCTTCGCGGGGATAAGGGAGGCAACAGCCTCAGCCTGAGGCTTAACGACCTCCCGCTCGAAGTCGGCGAGCGTCCAGGTCAGCCACTCGGAAGGCAGGCGGACCGCGGAGTACAGCTCGTCCTCGAGCTTGACGGGCACGTACTTGCGGGTCAGGTCGCCGAACGTGATCGCGGTGCGAGCCTCACGCTGGGCGCTGCTCCGAGTGCCGGAAGCGGCCTCGACGGGCATGGCAACATCAACGGTCGAGCCGTAGCCGCGCTCGTAGCCGGCCTCGGCGTCACGGTTAACAGTCAGGGCGATGCTGGACAGGTAGTGGAGGGAGGCGATGTCCGAGAGGACGACCTTCCTGCCGGTCGTTGCGAAGTTCGCCATTTGGTTTCTCCTTCAGTGTTCGTTCGGTCAGGCGAAGATCCTGCGGGCGCGAGCCTGCATATCCTCTTCGGGCTCCTCCGCGTCGGGCGGAAGAGACGGCTGGGCGGGGGCGTTCTTCTGCGCGGCCGCGTCACCGACGGCCTGCGCGAGCACCTCCACGTTGGCTTCGATGTCGTCGGGGTTGCCGCCGGCGACGAGGCTGGCGAGGCTGACAGGCAGGCCGGCGTTAGCGAGCGCGATCACGGCGGAAGCCTGCGCGGTCGCGGCGGCGAGCTTGGCCTGCAGGTCGGCGATGCGCGGGTCCTCGGCCTTGGGAGCTTCGGCCGGCTGGGCCTCGGGCGCCGTCGCGTCGGCGGCGTCCTGCACGGACCCCGGAGCCTCGGTCGGCTTCGACTCGGCCTTGTCGGCGTCCTCGGTCGGCTTCGACTCGGCCTTGTCGGCGTCCTCGGTCGGCTTCGCGGGCGCGTCGCTCGCGGGCTTGGCGCCCGGCTGAGGCTTCGCGTCCGGCTCGGTCTGCGCGGCAGGAGTGTCCTGCTCGGTCTCCGTGGCGCCCGGCTGAGGCTTCGCATCCTCGTCGGCGTCACGAACGTTTCTGGGCTGGTCTGCCATTTCGTCTCCTGACGTAGTGCTGCGGATAGTTTAGATCACCCCGTCCGACAGTAGACCATTGCCGGACCGGCGCATGCGGGCCAGGAGGTCGCTGAGCCCGCTGGCGCCGGCAGCTTTCTGCGAGGCCACAGCCTCATCGTACAGGTCTACGAGCTCCAGATCATGGTCGGACGCCTCAGAGGCTTTCCATTTCGCGTTCGGCACGTCGACAGGCTCGTACGTGCAGTCGCAGTAGACGTGCGCCTGAAAGGCGGCGGTGTCCTTCGTGTACACGGGGCCGCGAGCCGCGAGCATGCAGCAGAAAGCACACGTCTTCCCGACCGTGACGCGACGGCATCGGACGCGCTGCTTCCGACAGGAATAGATAATGTCCAGGCGGTCACGGTCCCGCACAGACTTCATCGCGGTCGCGCCCACGCGACGACGGGCATCCGCGACCGCCGTGGAGCGATCTACACCGTTCCCGACGAGGGTTTTCATGCGGATCGGCCCGGACAGCATCAGCTGCCTATCAAGGGAGGAGTCGGCGAGGGCCGGGCGGATGAACCCCATACTGCGCCCGTGACCGCGCCCCCACGACCCCAGGTAGCGGGCGGCTTCACGGTCCACGCCCGACGAAGCGCCTCGCAGGGCGGACGCCGTCTGGGACGCCCACGCCGCAGACGACGCGTCCAGGTTGTCCGGGTCGAGCACCACGTCGAACAGGTCGACCGCGGAGTCGCGCGCTTTCGTGGCGAGCGCCCCAACGGCAACGCGATGGTCGCCGATGAGGGTCACTCCTCCTCCAAGGCGGCCACCTTGCCGGGGTTGTCAGCACCGGCGAGGGCCTGCGTGTACGAGGTGAGCGCGTCGGGATGGTCATCCGCGTACTCCCGCCAGCCGGCCGCCTCGGACGGCGACACGCCGGGAATGCGATCCCACAGCAGGGCTGCAGGCACTCCAAGCGTCTGCGACAGCTTCCCAAGGGCGTCCGCCGCCTGCGACAAGGAACGAGCCTCGGTGTCCCGCCAGTCCACAGCGAGCGTAGTGTCCTCAGAGTCGTCGCGGCGCCCATCAACGGCGGCGCACAGACGAACAAGGTTGCACACGGGGCGCCCGAAAGCGCGCGTGAGCGCCTGCAGGTGAGCGCGCTCCGCGGCCTTGGCCTCAGCAAGAGCGTCCGCACTCAGGTTGACCAGCTGCGACCCGGACAGCGCCCAGGACGGCACCGATGCGAGCGCCGCCAGCGTCCCCAGGTCGGCCTTCTCAGCGTCGAGCAGGGACTGCAAGTTCGTTTCCGGCAGCGACCCGAACTGCACCCCCTCGCCGCCAGTCAGCACGTCACCATGCTCCAGGAGGGCCTTCTGCCGTTCCGCCTCCTCGGGCGACCCCGGGTCGGCGAGACCGGTCGCGGTGCGGACCCGCCACGAGTTGTGATGCTGGACGAGAAGTCGATCGTGCACGGTCTTGATGTACCGCCGGGCAGGAAGGCGCAGCCTGTCCACCAGGGACTCGCACTCGCCGTCCAACGCCTGATAAGGGGCGACGCGCACAACAGGGGATCGCTTCAGGTCCCCCGACCAGAGGACGGCCCCGCTGGCGCAGTCGACCTCCTCGGTGGCGGTCAGGAAGCGCCACGGGGCGCCATCACCGCGCAGCACAACGGCCGCGACGGGCCACTCGTTCGCCTCAGCGCCACCCCAATCGCAGGCGACCCTGGAGGCCGGCAACGGCAGCACGAGCGGACCATTCGACGGCAGGACGGCGGCGTAGGCGGCCCCGTCGATGAGAGCCTCACGCCACAGGGCCGTCTGCCGTGACGGCATACCCGACGCCTCCCACGGAGCCCAAAGCCTGGCGGACCCCTGGTCGTCCCGGTCGGAGGAGATCCCGTCGGCGACTATCTGCCGGGCCAGCGTGTCCAGCAGCAGGCCCAGGGTGGGGCCGAGCGACAGCGCTTTCAAGCGTCGCTTCGTGGCGTCAGCCCTGTCCGAGTCGACCCCGTACAGGGGTCCACTGGCGGCGGTTCGCGTGGACGCCCCGGGGGCGATCTCTTCGCGGCGCTGAGCGGCGAGCGCCCTCGCCTCGTCGCGGCGAGCCGCAATGTCATCCCACGGTCCGTTCACCATATCGATCCCCTGCTTCGGCGGCGGCTATTCAGCCATATGTTACGGATCATCCTACCGCCGATCATGCAGACGGCCAAATCGATCTTCTTGCGCGACTCCCTGCCGTCCTTCGAGATCGACATGCCGAACCGGGTCGGGTAGCGGACGGCATGGAGGACGTGGGCGCGCAGTCTCGCGTCGCCGTCGTGGACGAACGCATGCTCGGTCACGTCGGTGGTTACGACTTGGACGGCATGCACGAACGCTTTCTGGTTCACGGGCGAGGACATGTCCCATTTCACGGAGTGCCCCTGGGCGGCCTTCAGGCGCAGCCGGCGGCCGTAGTCGCGGTGCCAGCCGTCCACAACCGAGTCCCAGAACTGCTCCATGGACTCATCCTCGACAGCATGAGACGGGTCCGCCCACAGGGCGACCACATTGTGATGCTCGTAGAAGTCGCGGACGCGGCTATCGACCGCATCCCGATCAACAACCCAGTTATGGGCGCGGGCATCCGGCGGCCGCTGCCACACCCCCACCACGAACGGGGCGCCGTCACTGATACGGACGGCCACGCAGGCGGTCGAGTCGTCCGACTTGCCGCCGTCGAAGAACGCCACGACCTCGTCGCCGGGCTCCAGTGCGGGCAGCTCCCTGTCGAGGCAGGAGTCCCACTCCTCGCGCGTCAGCCACGCGTCCTCAGATGCGACCACTTGGTTGTACCACTTCCGGCGCGACTCCGACGGCGGCGTGGACGGGTCCATGATGTCCTGGACGATCCTGTCCGGCGTCAGCCAGGACGCGTCCCCGCGAACGGCCTCAACCACCTCGGGCGCGGCCTCCGCAGTCAGCGGCGCGTCAGGGGGCGCCTCCAGCGAGTCGTACATGAGGCCGGCGTCCTTACCGCCATGCTCCTCCCACCCCTCACGGACGGACAGGCCCACGGACTCGACGCCGACCCTGGCGGCGTTGCAGATGTGCAGGACCCGGGCCTGCCGCTCAGGCGGGGACTTCGCCGCGTCACCACGGACCACCCCCATCATCGCCACGCCCGAGTTCGACCGCGTCCAGTTCTGCGTCTCGTTGCACACGGTCAAGGTGGCGCGCGCCCCCTCGGCCGCATCGGGATTCGACGTGATCGCCGTGATGAACCCGGCGGACCCGTCAGTCGGACGGACCAACGTCGTCACCACTCGGATAGCAAGGTCCTCGCGGACATCCGGCGGCGCCAGGGCGCGGATCGCCCCCATCGTGTTCTCCGTCTGCTGCTGCGAAACCGCCAGGAGACGAACCCAAGGAGACTCCTCGCGGCGCCCGCGCACCACGCCGTCCTCCCCCATAAACGGGACGGACGGGCCGCAGAGCGCCGCGAGGGCGATAACGCCGGCCAAGGGATCCTTGCCCCACCCTTTGCACCGTTGCAGAACCACCGTGGGCGACAGGAACTTCCCAGCCGAGTCCGTCGCATAATACCAGAGCATGAACCGGAGCTGCTCATCCGTGAACAGGAACGGGCCGCCGCCGGGCCCGGCGAGATGAGCGGACGCCCAGCAGACGACGTCCCAGCCGGCCGTGTGCCCGGGCAGCAGCCAGTCACCGTCCCTCAGCGCCCACACCGGGCCGTGCGCAACCGCCGGGAACATACCGCCCGCCCCCGGCAGGCCGGCCGGCCTCGACTTCAGGCGCTCCTCGTAATAGGCGCGGATCTCCGCGAGGAGACGCGGATCGTCGCCGCCGGACACCTTCCGGTCACGAGGCCTGGCCACGAGTCAGACCCCACCTGCCGGCCGCCGCAACAGACGCATGCTCGGACCGGGCCGCCCGCGCCCTGGCGTCAGCCTCCTCATCCGGGAGATTCAGCTTCGACAGCAGCTGAGCCATCGCCACGCGATGCTGGCGCACCTCCGACAGAAGAGGATGAGCCCGCAACTGCTTCTGCGACCCGGGCATCACATAATCAGCGCCGACGAGCTCCCTCTCGATCCTGTCGAGGATCGTCGCCTCCCGGCAGGCGTCCTCCAGCAGACGGATCTCATCCGGGCGGAGCTCCCACCTGGTCGTAACGTCATCCCACATGCGGCGGGCGGACTTACTCAGCCGCGGCGGCGGTTTCTGCGGCATCTCAGCCCCTCTCGGTCGTAGCGTGCCCCAATCATACCGCCGCGAACCAACGGCGGCCGCCCCGCAGGATATGCGAGACGGCCGCCGGACCGCAGGTCGGAACCGCAGGTCAGGCCTTGTGGGCCCCACCCCCCGACTTCCGCAGGTCAACACCACCAGGAGTGACGATACCAGCCCAATCCAGGATGCTGATCCCGTTAACCTTGACGCTCTTCAGAATGTTGAAAGCACCGAGGACGAGACCGGCAACAGACAGAGCCTGGGCGGTGGCCGCGGCGGCGGTCGCCGGATAAGCCCCCACGAGCCAGGTACCGACCGCGATCACAACGATCGCAGCCAGGGCGATCGCCCGGCGGCGGGAAGCCGTCCAGTACGGCCGGTCCAGGGCCGCCTGGACCAGTGGCCACACGATCGCAACAACCGCCGTCAGGGTCGCGGACTGCTCAGCCGTCAGAGTCATCTTCCTTCTCCTTGTTCATTCGTTCCCAGGGATACCCGTTCTCGACGCCCTCGCACAGGCCGGCCCAGTAGGCGCCCAGGACGGCCGCAGCAACAGCGAAGAGGACGATCATGAGGCGTCCGCGGCATTCTGGCCGCCCTGCTGGGCCACCAGGCGCTGCTCGATAGCGGCGAGGGACTTCCGGGTCTCCTTGACCGCGTTGTACAGGTCGCCGTCGAACTTAACGCCCGCGATACCGGGGGTGACAGCATCAGAGATGACCTGCACCTTCGAGTTCAGCGAACGCAGCTCGTCGCGGATCGCCCCCGAGTACCACGCCATGTCGCCGGCGTAGTGGTCGCCCTCCTTGCCGGCGCGCAGCGAGTCGCGGATCTCAGTCAGAAGGTCAACAGCAGCAGACATTTCCAGCTCCTCATCAGTAGATGACACACCACCGCCGGCATAGTCGCCGAGCGGCTGATCCTTCCACGCCCAAGCCAGAGACGCGAAAGACTGCCCGTACGTTTCGTAGCGGTCGTCCGGGTTACCGCAGTTGTACGTGGACCCAGCCCGGCACAAACTGTCCCACGAGTAGTCGCCGCCGAGGTAGCCGGCCAGGATCCCGAAGCCGACCTCCGACGAAGCCCGCGGGTCCCACCAAGCCCGGTCCGGGTCGTTGAAAAAGTACCCCGGGTACGTCACCTGGGTCGGCCCGACACCGTTCGACGTGGCCCCGGCGCTGATCTGAGCGTAGAAATCACGGAACTTCGCCTCCGTGACCTCGCCGCCGCCCTGGTAAGCGCCGCCGGCGTCGTGACCGAACACGTTCTCGCCGTTCGACTCCTGCTCAGCCAACCCCAACGCCACCCAACGAGGCAGCCCCGCAGAGTCCGCAGCAGCCACGAGAGCGCCCATATTCGCGATCGTCCTACCGGAGTACCCGGACGACTGGGAACGGCCGCCAGAAGGGCTGTCACCCCCTTCAGGCAGGCGCAGACAATGCGTCCACCTGCCGCCACGCGTGTACACGTGAGTCGCATAGTCGCCGACCCTGGTCTCAGAGCCGGTCTGATCGCCAACATAACCGTCGATCGTGCCGTCCTCGGCGATCCACGCCTCAGCAAGCCCATCCGGGACGACCATCGCGACATGGCCGACGCCGCCGGAGGCGCCCTCCGACAGGACAACGTCGCCGTCCTGGAAGCCACCATCGGGATACAGGGACGCATCCGACCACGGCACCTCATACCAGCCACGAGACGTCAGCTCGGACCGCATCGACCCGGTCCACGTCGACCCCGGCAGAAGCCTGCCGTCACCCCAGCCGTACCCCCACGCCTTGTGAAGGCCGTAGTTGATCGCCCCCCGCACCGCGGATGAGCAATCCATGTTCGAGTCGCGCTGCAGCCAGCCTTCCTCGTCGCTGTCCCGGTACGAGAACAGCCGGTCAGGCTGCGAGTAGCCGACCGAGTAAGCCCCGCCCTGCGGCTTCCCCGGGCCGGCCTGGCACCAGTACTGCATCTGAGACGCAGCAATGGAGTTAACCCCCATGCCTCTCCTTCCTGGCGGCCGGTCGGCCGCCTACGACAAGGTTACGGGCACGAGGGGGTGTCGCCACGCACGCGCGCACAGCGGCCGCCGCCACCCCAAACGCTGTCGCCCCGAGCATGCCGCTC